GGTGGTTATACCGAAGTTTGTGACTTAGATACAGGAAGTTGCTACACTGTAAGAGATAGAGATGGTCTCAGTGAAAGAGTAGACAATACACTTAAGACAAACAGAAGAGTTCAAGTTGAAACTCCACACGGTGTTAAACAATTATTAAATGGATAATTAAAATGGCTATAGATAGAAAAATAATTGAAGAAATAAAAAGACATAATAAGATTAATTCTTATATTATGGAACAAGACGCTGCGGGTCTTGGAGATATTCCACCAGCACCCGATGATACTGCGGGAGATGTTCCACCACCAGCACCTGATGCTGCAGCACCTGCTGACCCAACATTAGGAGCAACGGCACCAATGGAACCAGAAGTGATTGATACTGCGACAGATACTGAAGTTGAAAAAATTGATTCGGCGGGAAAATCAGAAGAAAGTGATGATACTAGTTCTGATAGTGAAGAATTGGATATTACGGATTTAGTTAATAGTCAAAAAAGTATTGAAAACAAACAACAAGAATATTTTGACATGATGTTCAAACAAATTGAAAACATGCAAACAAAGTTGAATGATATGGACCAAGTATTTGAAAAATTAAATTCTATGGAAGAAAAAATTGAAAAATACAGACCAAAAACGTCTCAAGAAAAATTAGAATTAAGAAGTCTTGATAGTGGACCATTTAATCAAAAACTTTCAACTTTCTTTAATGACAAACAAGAAGATATGGAAAAATCAGGTAAAAACGAATATGTTTTAACATCTGATGAAGTAGAACAAATTGTACCTTCTGAAATTAAAAGAACATTTGACAATTACGGTGACGAACCAACCCAATCATCATTTAAGATGGGTTGATTTTAAAAGAAATTTTACTATTCTTTAAGGGTCACATTGTGACCCTTTTTTATTTGGCGAATAATTTGACGAACACTAAAAATTAACCTATACTTAAACAACTAAAAAACAAAATTATGATGAGTTCACTTGACGCAGTACTTTCACAGTACGAAAAAAACACACAATCTTTCGGAGACGCAAACAAAATGTCTCAAGAGGAAAGAATGAAAAAGTATTTCGCTTGTATCCTTCCACAAGGTCAAGCTCAAGGACAACGTAGAGTACGTATCCTTCCTACACCCGATGGTTCTTCACCTTTCAAAGAGGTTTGGTACCATGAATTACAAGTGGGTGGTAAATGGCAAAAATTCTATGACCCAGGTAAGAACGATAACGAACGTTCACCTTTGAATGAAGTTCATGAAGAACTTATGTCAACAGGTAAAGAATCTGACAAAGAATTGGCTAAACAATACAAATCACGTAAATTTTACATCGTGAAGGTTATTGACCGTGATGCTGAAGAAGAAGGAGTAAAATTCTGGCGTTTCAAACACAATTACAAAAACGATGGTATTTTAGACAAAATCATTCCAATTTGGAGACAAAAGGGTGATATTACTGACCCCGATAAAGGTAGAGACCTTATCGTACAGTTGGTTAAATCTAAAACACCTGGTGGAAAAGATTACACATCAATTCAGACAATCATGCACGATGACCCATCATCACTTCATGAAAACGCGGCAAGTAAAGAAGAGTGGTTGAAAGACGCTTTGACTTGGGCTGACGTTTACTCTAAAAAACCTGTTGAGTATTTAGAAGCTCTTTCTCGTGGAGAAGAACCACGTTGGGATTCTGAAACAGGTAAATACCTTTATGGTGATGAAGGTGTTATGACTATGGGTGGTGCTAAATCAACAGTACCAAGTCCATTCCATTCAGACCCACAGATTAACGCTGAACCTGACGAGGACTTACCGTTCTAATAAAACAAAACATCATGTATGGTATCTTGTATGGTACCATACATGATTAATTTATAACACACATGGCAATCAAGAAAAACGATTTTAATTCAGTAAAGAAGAAATTCTCAACTTCGGCGAAGTATAAACCACAAAGATACTTTGACTTGGGTAAAGATTTCTTGGATGCTGTAGGACTACCAGGACCCGCCATAGGACACTTGAACATGTTCTTGGGTCACTCTGATACAGGTAAGACAACGGCTCTCGTAAAGGCCGCTGTATCAGCTCAAAAACAAAATATTCTTCCCGTTTTCATTATCACCGAACAGAAGTGGAGTTTTGAACACGCAAGACTTATGGGTTTTGATTGTGAAGAAGTGGTTGACCCTGAAACAGGAGAATTGGATTGGGATGGATTCTTCATCTTTAATAACAACTTCTCTTACATTGAACAAATCACAGATTATATTAATAGTTTGTTAGATGCTCAAGACAAAGGTGAATTGGAATATGATTTATTATTCCTTTGGGATTCAGTAGGTTCAGTTCCTTGTAAGATGACTTACGAAGGTAAAGGTGGTAAACAACACAACGCAGCGGTTCTTGCCGACAAAATTGGTATGGGTATCAACCAACGTATTTCAGGTTCTCGTAAATCTGATTCAAAATACGAAAATAGTTTGGTTATTGTTAACCAACCTTGGGTTGAACTTCCTGACAATCCATTTGGACAACCAAAGATTAAAGCAAAAGGTGGTGAAGCAATTTGGTTAAACTCATCTTTGGTATTTTTATTTGGTAATCAAAAAGGTGCGGGAACAAACAAAATTTCCGCAACAAAAGACAAAAGAACTGTTAAGTTTGCAATCCGTACAAAAGTTTCTGTTATGAAAAACCACATCAATGGTTTGGGATATGAGGATGGTAAAATTATCGTAACACCTCACGGATTCTTGGCAGGAAAAGATGCTGCGGAAGAGAAAGTATCTATTGAACAATACAAGAAAGAAAACGCTGAGTATTGGAAAGAGATTATTGGGGCTGATGGAGATTTCAGCTTGTTTGAGGAAAAAGAAAGTGAAACAGTATAAACAATAAATTGTGAAGACACTCTTAGTAGATGGTGATAACCTATTCAAAATCGGATTTCATGGGGTCAGAGACCTCTTTGTAGAAGGAAACCATATTGGGGGTGTCTTCCACTTTGTTAATACATTACGTAAACAAATCGATGAACACAACTACGACAAAGTCTTGGTATTTTGGGACGGTGACGACAACGCATCCGTGCGTCGTAAACTATATCCTAATTACAAATTAAATAGACGACAAGATATGAACGAGTATAAACTCGAATCGTATCACACACAAAAATCACGAGTAAAAGAATACATTGAAGAATGTTTTATTCGTCAAATAAGAGTAGATATGAACGAGTCTGATGACTTGATAGCACACTACTGTAAAATAGCACCAGAAGAGAAGAAAACCATCTTATCAGCGGATAAAGATTTACTTCAGTTGGTGAACGAAAACACAACCATTTACTCACCAATAGCCAAAGTGTTTTACACTCACGGTAAGAAAGTTAAGATTGGCACATATGAAATACCAGCTTGTAATATTTTACCATATAAGATTATTACAGGTGACAAGTCCGATAATATAAATGGAATTTATTATTTCGGAGAAAAAACATTAATCAAATATTTTCCTGAGTTCCTTGACAAACCCGTCAATATTAATGATATTTTAACCAAGGCAAAAGAATTACTTAAGGAAGACGAAAAAAACACGGCACTTAATAACTTAATCAGTGGAAAAACAAAAGACGGAATTTACGGAGAAGAATTTTTTCAAATCAATGAAAAAATCGTTGACTTACAAAACCCACTCATTTCTGATGATGGTAAAGGAATTGTTGAACAATATTATGCCGACACTTTAGACCCTGAAGGTAGGGGTTACAAAAATCTAATACGTATGATGACTGATGACGGGTTCTTTAAGTACCTTGGAAAAAGTGACGATGAATTTTTAAGATTCATTCAGCCATTCATGAAATTAACAAGAAAAGAAAAAAGAAAATTTAGAAATGAAAAATAACACACTTATAAAAATACAAATATGAAAGAAACAGATGTAATCAAAATGGAATTCCTAATCACATTGAATGACAATATTGTTATTCAAAGGTATTTCAATGTTCGTGGGTACAATCCAGTGGCTAAGAGTTCACTGAATATGTCCTACTACCTAAAAGACTTCGTAGCTCAATTTGAGTACGACCAAAAAATGCGTTCAGTTGTCTATCTTTTAGAGAACCAAGAACAAATTTTTGAAGACCCAAATGTACTTGATACTTCAAATACTAACGGTCCTGAAATCTTTAATTTCTATATTAAAGTTGGTGAACAGACAATTTGTCATAGAATATTAAACGCCAAAATTCTCCCACCAAAAATAAGATACACCGTAGACATACGCCAGCAAGTAAAAAGTGTATTAAAGGACTTAACTGACATTTTTTCAGGTGAAAATTTTGTTACGACTTACATGGATTATAGCTTAGTATAACAGTATTTATCACTACCAGTAAAAACAATAAATTATGTCAAACAAGAACTTCGAATATCTAGGTAATACATTTCAACTTCAACTACTAAATCAAATAATTTTAGACAAAGATTTCGCACATTCTATCATTGACGTAATTGAACCATCACATTTTGAGAACAAATACTTCAAAACATTACTCCAACTTATAAAAGAGTATTACGTGAAGTATGATTGTACTCCCTCTTTTGAGACACTATCACAAATGGTGAAAAGTGAATTCCCTCAAGAGTTAATGTTAAAAATTCTTAACGATACCATTAAACAAGTAAAAGACGCACCCACTGAAGGAGCATCTTTCGTACAAGAGAAATCTCTTAAATTCTGTAAACAACAAGAGTTACAGAAAGCGATTACAAAATCACAAAAAATTCTTGACAATGGCGAATTTGAAAACTATGACAAACTTGAGGAATTGGTAAGAACCGCTCTACAAGTGGGGGAAAACAATAACAAAATTGAAGACGTGTTTACAAATTTAGATGACGTATTAAATGAAGATTTCCGTCATCCAATTCCTATGGGAATCACAGGAATTGATAAATTACTTAAGGGTGGTTTAGCAAAAGGAGAACTCGGTGTAATTTTAGCACCAACTGGGGTAGGTAAAACTACGGTTCTTTCCAAAATTGCTAATTCAGCATTTAACAATGGATACGATGTATTACAGTTGTTTTTTGAAGACAATCCAAAAGTAATTCAAAGAAAACACTTCACTATGTGGACAGGTATTGCTCCTGATTTATTACCATTACATAGAGAAGAAGTTTTAGAAAAAGCACGTGTGGTAAGAGAAGAAATGACTAATAAGTTATTTCTTAAAAAACTACCTTCAGACCAACACACTATGACCCAAATCAAAAACATGATTCGTAAGATGATTGCTGATGGTCATAATATCGACATGATAGTCTTGGACTATATTGATTGTGTTGTACCCGATAAAAACTTGGGTGATGAATGGAAAAGTGAAGGTTCAGTTATGAGAGGGTTTGAGGCATTATGTCACGAACTAGGAGTTGTGGGATGGACCGCAACACAGGGTAACAGAAGCTCTATATCTTCTGAGGTTGTTACCACCGACCAAATGGGTGGTTCTATCAAAAAGGCACAAGTTGGACACGTTATCATTTCCGTGGCCAAAACTTTACAACAAAAAGAAATGAACTTAGCAACCATTGCAATCACCAAATCACGTTTGGGTAAAGATGGGGTTATATTTGAAAACTGTAAATTTGATAATGAACTTCTCGAAATTGATACTGAAAGTTCAGTAACTTTCTTAGGATTTGAAGAAAAGAAAGAAGACCAAAAACGAGATAGGATTAAAGAATTAATGGATAGAAGAAAACAAAAGGAGCAAGAAACTAACTTGAATTAACAACAAAAAAAATTATATTTAACAAAATGGACGCATCACAAAAGATATTGTCAGACTTAACTGTCTACATGAAGTACGCAAAATTCATCCCTGAGTTGGAAAGAAGAGAAACTTGGGAAGAATTAGTAACAAGAAACATGAACATGCATATTAAAAAATACCCACAAATCGCAGGTGAAATTGTGGACGTATATCAATATGTATACACTAAAAAAGTATTACCTTCCATGAGGTCAATGCAATTTGGTGGTAAACCAATTGAGATTTCTCCAAACAGAATCTACAACTGTGCTTACTTACCTATTGACCACTTGGATGCTTTCTCAGAATCAATGTTCTTGTTGTTGGGTGGAACTGGAGTTGGATACTCAGTTCAAAAACACCACGTAGAAAAACTTCCTGAAATTAGAAAACCTAACCCGAATAGAACAAGAAGATTCTTGGTTGGGGATTCTATTGAAGGTTGGGCTGACGCAATTAAAGTATTAATGAAATCTTATTTTGGTGAACACTTATCAACACCAGAATTTGATTTCTCAGACGTTAGACCAAAAGGGGCTCAACTTGTAACATCGGGTGGTAAAGCACCGGGTCCTCAACCATTGAAGGATTGTCTTCATAAACTAAAAGGTATGTTGGACGCTAAAGAAGATGGTGAAAAAATGACACCGATTGAAGTTCACGATATGGTATGTCACATTGCAGACGCAGTTCTTGCTGGTGGTATTCGTAGAGCGGCTTTAATTTCATTGTTCTCAGCTGATGACCACGAAATGATTGCATGTAAATCAGGTTCTTGGTGGGAAACAAATCCACAAAGAGGTAGAGCAAACAATTCAGCGGCTTTGGTTAGACACAAAATCACAAAAGAATTCTTCATGGATTTATGGAAACGTGTTGAAGCTTCAGGAGCTGGTGAACCTGGTATTTATTTTACAAACGACAAAGATTGGGGAACTAATCCATGTTGTGAAATTGCTTTGAGACCAAACCAATTCTGTAACTTGTGTGAGGTAAATGTTTCTGACATTGAATCACAAGAAGACTTGAACAACCGTGTTAAAGCGGCAGCATTCATTGGAACACTTCAAGCGGGATATACTGATTTCCATTACTTGAGAGACATTTGGAAACGTACAACTGAAAAAGAAGCGTTGATTGGTGTATCTATGACAGGTATCGGTTCTGGTGTTGTATTGGGTTACAACATGAAAGAAGCGGCTAAACTTGTAAAAGAAGAAAACGCAAGAGTTGCTGAGTTGATTGGTGTAAACAAGTCGGCTCGTACAACTACTGTAAAACCCGCAGGAACTACATCTCTGACATTGGGAACATCTTCAGGTATCCACGCATGGCACAACGATTATTACATCCGTAGAGTCCGTGTAGGTAAGAATGAAGCAATCTACCAATACTTGGCAATGTATCACCCTGAGTTGGTTGAAGATGAATTCTTCCGTCCACACGACACGGCAGTTATTTCAGTTCCACAGAAAGCACCAATTGGAGCAATCTTGAGAACAGAATCACCATTCCAATTATTGGACCGTGTTAAGAAAATCACTCAAGAATGGGTTAGACCTGGTCACAGAACTGGTTCAAACACACACAACGTATCGGCAACAATCAGTTTGAAAAACGAAGATTGGGAATTGGCGGGTGAATGGATGTGGGAAAATCGTGACTTTTATAATGGTTTGTCAGTTTTACCTCATGATGGTGGAAGTTATATTCAAGCACCATTTGAAGATTGTACTGAAGAAGAGTATGAAAGATTATTCTCTAAATTACAGTCAATTGACTTATCAAAGGTTGTTGAATTACAAGACAACACAGATTTGAGTGGTGAGTTGGCATGTGCTGGTGGAGCTTGTGAAATTAAATAAAGAAGATATAAAAAC